CGCCCCACGCTGCAAGGCTGTGTCCTCCTTCTCTGCTTGGGTTTAGCAATCGGCTTAACACTAACGTATCCTTCACTGTCTTCAATTTTATCTGACAGTTCCATAACTTGTTCAGTAGGTAGAAGTCGAACGCTATCCCATTGTGAGCCACTATCAAAGTTGCGTCCTTTATGAATTCCCGAAGGTCGCTTGCTTCTTTCCATACTTTTACTTCTCCAGTATCAATATCTTTAGTAACAACGCACCATATCTTCTGATGGTCTAATGTGGTTTCGATGTCAAGTAATATACGCATTGTGCTATCTTACCAAATGTTCATACTGTTTTGCAACGAAGATTAAGTTCGCACCGCAACGAATCAAAGAAAAATATCCGTTGTCTTCTAACAACATACTAACTGCATCAGCGTAGTTAATCTTATCGCTACCGCCTACCTCGACACAGATTACCTTAAACGGATAACGCTTAAAGTCAATGCTTTTCAGAATATCGTAGTCTAATCCTTCGACATCAATCGTCAGAAAGTCAGGCAGAGTTCGATTGCTTAAAACTTGAGCAACTGTCATTACCGGTAGTTCTTTAACCTGTGTAATAGAAAACTGTGGATGGTCTGCAATAAACGCAGCTACAGTTTCGTAGTCAAAAGAATTACGACCGGAATACTCATCAACCATGTAAAAGGTTAAGAACCCTGCTTCAGTACCGACACCAAAGTTTAAGTTAACATCGTCTGGACGTTCGACCATAAACTGCTGAAACAAATGCGGATTCGCTTCGACATTGATACCACGAGAACCGGTGTCGTAAAACAGTTTAGTGTTGCTGATGTTTGTAGGATGATGTGCGCCAATATCTAAGTATGATGGATTATCAATACCCAGATTATTGAAAACAGCACGAATAACAATATCGTCTCCATGTTGTGCATACGTAACTCCTCCGAATAATTGGTCTGGATGGCTCATTGTTTTCCTTTACCTAAAAACTTATCTCTAAGTCCGTACAACATATTAAGACTAAGCCCCGGTCTAAAAGACTTCAAAGAAACACAACGCTGTGAGTCTTCAAACAGCTCTTTTGTGATTTCTATTTTGTTTAACACAACAATATCATCAGGGTTCGGTGTGATAAAGCGAATATAATACATAGGCTGTCCACGCTTAAACTTTACTGTTAAATTCTTAGTACGTTGTTCAAACGAAGATTCCAACGGACGCACCCATTTATTAATATTAAAGTTACCTGAGATAATTCTAATATCCGTAGCTCTGTCCCACTCTAAAAAAGGTTCTGCTTGTTCAACATACACATTTTCTGTTTTTGTTGTCAGTAGTAATCGACTGAGACGTAGTGAAAACAAAGGATAAGGTGAATCGTGTTCTTCTCCAAAACGAGGATTAAACACTTTCTTTGGTAAGTTTTGTGGAGTAATGATGTTAGCCCAGCTTTCGTCTTTATTGATTACAACCTCGAGGTCAATCGGGCTGCATACAACAAATGTATTTTTATAGAAGTTTAAATAACCCGGACACTTTTTAAAGTCTGCGCTATCGTTATCTGTGTAATATTTTAAAACTGGAACAGGGTCTAATACCAAAAATTCTTCCCCTTCAATAGCTCCGAACTCATCAGGATACAAACACCAATCTACGTTAATCTTCATTTATAGTTTTCCTCTTTCGACTGCATCATACCAGTCTTGTAAATACGTAATTAAATCTAGTTTGTTTTCACCGATGCGGTTCAACATTCCATTCTGTGTAACGACTTGTACCAGTGATATGTGAGCATCTTTATCGACATAGCCGGTAATAACTAAAACTGTGTGTTTCTTGGCTAGAGCTTTAAGCAGAATCTTTTGTCCTGTTTTCATCTCTTCGCCTTCACGCTTCCATTCTCCAAACAGGAATCTACCTTTACGCTCCATAATCATGTCGATGTTTGATGGCATGAAGTGAGGATTGGATGGAATCATTCCACGAAGAAAGCCAAAGTCAACATGAGTAGCGTTAACATTACGCATCGCTGGAGTAAAGACAGCATCTTCATAGCCCGGATGATACGGAGCTTCTTCTACTAATTTATTCATTACTCATCAACCTTTCTAATACGGCTAGCTTCTCATCATCAGTCATTACATACCATGTACTAATCTCTTCTTTAGTTCTACCACAATCGTTACATTCTTGAATTGTGATGTCGTAAGTGCATTTACCGATACATGGTGATTTAACCATTCTTATCTTCCCAGTGTATACATCCAAACTTAGCCATTACTGTAACACCTGCACTATATCCCTCATAATCCCATCCGTAACACACATCGTTCCTTGGAGGAACACCACTAAAGGTATTAGAATCTCCAAAAAGAGAACACTCTCCTTGCTCAGCATATTGTTTTTCAAACTGACTGCCTTTCCAGCTTTCAGCGTCAGTAGACCAGTGTTTACATTTATCACAAGTATTCATTTCTTCTTTCCATTTCCATAAGTTATTCCAGTTCGGTAAGTGTAGTGGAGGGCATTTCCAAACCATTTATTGCAACCACTGAGATACCGCCAAGTAAACATAAGTAACTAGACCTACTGCATACAGAATCGTTGCTACCGCTTCTACTAAGACCAGTGGAACATCGTCTTGCACATAGCCAGCAGCAGTCCATAAACCGCTACCGACAAAACCAAACAAAATGTTTAATGGATAGATATTAAAGCTAGTCAATGCAATCCCAATAAGACATAAAGCTGTCCCGTACCATTTAATGTTAGAAACCTGCACTGTCCACGTCCTCCAGTTGATAGTCAACGTCAATCAAATCATCTTCACTGATTTTTGCATCTTCAATAGCACTGTCTAGTTCGTCTTCACTATCAGCATACACACTTACAGTGTAAGTCTTAGTAACTCTAAATGTTCCAACAACACCAACAGGTTCGCTAGGGTAATATTTCATTTGTTTCTCCATTCGTCAATACAGCGGTCAAGGTTATGTCCTTCAAGCCAATCAAACTTCTCCATCTTGTTGTCGCAGTTCACAACAATCGGTGCTACATCATCAAAGCCCACATCCCAAGCTGCGTTGCGTAGCCATAGATAGCGTTCAGCATTATCCCAAACTTCTTTGTTATCTTGAATACGACTAAACACATTGGTGTTGATATTGCGTAAGCGGTCAATCTCATTACAGAGTTCAGTGATATAACGCTTAGTTACGTGGTATTCATCTTTCTCAGCGTAGCGTCGTGCTTGTTTAACTAAATCTTCGTTCATAATGTATCCTTAATTTCCATCATTCGTCCGGTGTTAGGATTGTAAAGCAAATCACTAGCACCACCAGTATAGCCACTAAATCTATTTTTCAATACTCTAACATGAGTTGTGTTTCTTTCAATAGCATCCAAAGCCTGTCCATTGCGTTCTAATCCTATCACAATGTCAGATAACTGAGCAATAGAGCCTGAGCCACGTAATTGCGCTAACGATGTAGAAGCGCCTTCCTCGTGTCCTTTAGACTCAGGTCGTTTGAGATGTGATACGCAGATAAGACTGATACCTGTTTCTTGAACCAACATACGTAAACGAGTCATAATCGAATCTAAGGCTTTTCGTTCATCTCCCACATCGCCGCCAGACACAATGATAGAGATATGGTCAAGCACAACGAAACCGCAACCAAGACCTTTAGCCATATATCGGACTCGGTTAACGATGTTATCAAGACTACTGGAACCAAAATGGTCAAACAGAAAGAGGCGGTTAGTCCCCAGCGTATTATCGAAAGCATCTTTTAATTCCGTTTCTGAAACTTCTACATCAGGTAAATGAATAGGCTTATTGATAGCCAGCGACATCAGGCTTCGTGCAGTCTTACGGACACCTTCCTCTAAAAACATCATGCCGATATTGTCGTCAGTATTCTTGAGGATGTGCCACACAATCTCACGAAGGAATTGTGATTTACCAAGACCAGAGCCAGCAGTAACCATCACTAGCTCACCCTTACGGATTCCATAGGTCAGTTTGTTTAAGCCTTCATACGGATAGTTTACTTCTGCCTTCTCCATAGGCTTAGACACAACCTCCCACAGCGTAGAGCCTTCGATAATCCCATCAGGAACATACTTCTCACTAGCCCACCAGTCAGCAATAAACTCTTTGTTTAAATCGAACTTGAGATAGTCGCAAGCATCTTTGTAGCCTTGTCGCATCTTCATCACTTTGACCTTACCGCCAAAGAGTTCAGCTACGGCATTAGCTGCCTTCTGTCCAGCTTCATCAGCATCGAAGCATAAGTGAATATTCTCGAATGAATCAATGTATTCAAACTGAGCCTTGCAGTCCTTTAGAGCTGCACTAGCTCCATTGCGGATAGATACAACAGGATACTTACTACCGGTCATCTGATAGGCTGCTAGAGCATCTAATTCACCTTCGCAGATAGTTAAGTATTTTCCATTAGCAGGGAACAGGTTTTGACCAAACAAAGTAGCAGAGTTGAAGTCCCCAGCGATAGAGAAATTCTTTTCCGATACATTGCGTGTCTTAACAGCCGTCAGCGTTCCTTCGTTATCGTAGTAAGGATAGAAGTGTTTGTCCTGTCCTTGTCTAACACCATATTTTAAGCAAGTAGTCGAAGTAATACCACGACCACTGATAGCAGAAGTAATAGAGTTGTCATAAAAGTTTAAATCCTTGTTCATTGGTTTCTTTTCAATTTGTTTTGTTTCACCATCAACGGGAACATAGTTCTCGCATACATGGCAGTATGTGTGTCCATCGTCATATAGACTATTCCCATCCGATGAGCCGCAAACCTCACATGGGATATGTTTTAAAAATTTACTGGTCATGGTTGTTTACCTTGAAAATACGCACCCCACCATTGATGCTTAGTTAATCGTTTGCACAGCTTTTGGACATCAGGCGGCGATGTGGGAGATGAACGAAAAGCCTTAGATTCGATTATGACTCGTTTACGTATGTTGGTTCAAGAAACAGGTATCAGTCTTATCTGCGTATCACATCTCA